CCAAAAGTCTCGCTTGGAGTTAAAACACTCATAAAAGTAACCAGAGTTACGACGGGGGTTGCTGAAGCACAACCAAAAGCGATTAGGGGTATTTTCCGTAAAAAAGCCCGCTGCAACTGACCAGATACTATCATCAATTCCGCTCGCCTCATCGAATACCAGCATGACACCCGCGAAGTTATGCACGCCAGCGTAAGAGTCTGGATTCTCTGCACTCCACAACCGCCCTTCTACGCTCCAATAGCGCGTTCCGAGTTTCAGATCTTTTTCTACTAATTCCGCTATCCATTTAGCCGGAAGCACTCGCGTCGCGCTGACCTCGAACCAGTGACTGTGTATCGACATACTCAGCCACTTGGTGATCTCAGCCCATGTGACGCTGCGGAGCTGCGCCTCTGAGTTAGCTGAAACTATCGTGGTAGAACCTATTCTTGTCGTCAGCATCCAAATTGTCAGCCAACTGACTAGCGCGGACTTACCAATACCGCGCCCAGATGATACTGCAAGGCGCAGTGTCTCAAAGTCTATCTTACCGTTGTTCGCTTTGATGTGCTCGCGCAGCTCGATCAGAACCTCGCGTTGCCATTGGCGTGGGCCATCAAAGTGTTCAAGCGGTGTCCCAGGTTTCTTCCACGGAAAGGTCAGGCGCACGAACGCGAGCGGGTCGTTCTTGAGCGTTGGACTCCAGAGCGTTGCCATCAGCTTCTGTTCTTCTTCCGCTGAGTAAATCGGCACTTGCATCCAATACCTGCCCTTCGATAACTCTGGTCTGCGCTTCTTCAAGCGCCGCTAATATAGATATGCGTTGCTCGACTTGGATCTGCATCGACTGCGGCGCAGTCCACTTATGCACATGCTTTAGTATATCAAGCGCCGCTTTAGTGTCGCCGTTTAACGCGGCTGTGCGTAAGACGCCGGCCATCTCCATCTCGCCTTCAGCGCGGCCTTTGATCTCTGCATATTCCGCAATCGGGTCGAGCTGTATCAATCGCCGATACTCAGTCGGCAACATCCCAGAAGCTAACGCCAATGCGTCGCCTTTGAGTCCGCGTTTAGCGGCTTCGTAAATCTTTTCTAGCCGTGCTTCGGTTGCCCGTATTTCGCGCGGCTCATGGGGGATGGAACTAAAGCCACCATCTGCATAGAAAGCCATAAAAAGTTTTATAGCACACAAAAATAAAAAATAAAAAAGTTTGTGCAGTCCCTGCGTAGATATTCCCAGACCACGCAAGGCCCAGGCCCCCTCCCAATTGTCAACTAAACCAAATGTAAACCAATGTCAACTAAGTTTACATAAACTAAAGTAGGGTAGTTCGGGTAATCGAAAAACAAATCGCTCCGACCAATTGCAAACAGGGAATTCCCTGGGGAAGTTTGTAGTTTTCATCGCGGCGGGGGCGATAGGGCAGTTCGGGTAATTTAGGGTAGTTTTTTTTTGCCCTTTTATATTCATACGCCTCATTAAAAGTTAGAATACTAATCTGATATACTATTACTGTTTACATTTATATTCCGAAGGTTGTAGGTCTAGTATTACCCTAACTACCCTAAATCTGGATTATCCCCTGCCAATTCAAGGGGTTGCTGACAACCTAAAAACTTACCCAAACCTATACCTTTTGTTTACCCTACTTTTTACCTTTTGTAATAAATCTATTGACAAGATACGCGAATTGTGAAAAAGTCAAATCATCAGAGGAGCAAATCACATGCGAACCATTCAGATCATCGAAACCATCGTGTTTACCATCGCCGCGACGTTATTTGTCCCGCTGATGGCTGTTGCAGTCCTATATTTTTGCTACGCGTAACAAATCAACATAACAATTTAGGGTAGTTTGTGTAATAAATCCACAGGGGAAAAGATCATGTGGTTCACAACATCAAGCGGACGAATTGAGCTTCAACTGACACAAGATGACGTTGACATGGGCTATCACTCAGGATCATGCGACAGCGACATCGCGGACTTGCGTCGAGTGCCACGTATCGCCGCGCAACTGGACGCGATAGACCCAGCGCTGTTGCGGTCTGAGCTTAAAGAGTATGGCGCATGGAATGCCGATGACTTGGCAGATCACGACGCAAATCAGTCCCGCATACTTTGGTTAGCGTGCGGCGATCTGTTCGACAATCCAAACGATGAGGCGTGAAATGACAGCAATCAAACTAAATCACAATGGCGCATGGCAAATATCGGCGCTCATAGATAACTATTTAGTGACGCGCACATATTATGGCTACACCAAACGCGAGGCGATCGCGCAATTTAAATGCGATTTTATGTAACAAATCCACATAGGGGAACAAGACAATGGCTGATATTTACGACCAACACAGAAAAGCATTTTCTAACGTGGCCGCGCACGTCATTCTTAAAGACGGCGAGCCTGTCGCAACCATCGCGTTTAAATTCCCGCGCGATGGCGCAGGACGTGTCTATGCCTACGTGCACTGGACGGGGACAGAGATGATCCGAGGCTTTGCTGGCGGCTATGGCTATGACAAGCAAACCGCCGCTCTGGCTGATGCAGCAAACAAATTATACACACGCCCAGACTATGAAGAGAACACGCGCAACCATGCGATCAAATCGCTGTCTGGTTTTATCTATGCCTTAAGCAAGGACAGCGGCGCGCATTGGGATAACGCATTGCGCGAGGCAGGCTTCACAGTTTACGGAGCGGTTTAATCATGTGGATAGCTGGCTACAACAACCCGGGCTACATGCCGGAAACTGACCCTGAGGCTTTCGAGACGTTTGAAGAGGCGCAGGATTATCTGACCTACATTCTCGATCAATTCGTGGATGATTGGGACGTGGGTGAAAACGATGGCGATGAATATAACCGCGCCATCCATTTCATACAGTCTGTTAAACCTGCATCAATAACCGTTAATGCTGGGCGCTATGTGTTCTGGATAGAGGAGAATAACCAATGAAATTCACGTATTATTTTGATGAGCTTGAACTAATCAAGGGCTATGCCGTCATGGCGGCGGGTGAAGTTGACGTCGACTATAACATAGCGCCAGCGGAACCCGATGTTGGCATATTCGAGCCATGGATCACTGATATTGATATTACGTCCATCACGTTAAACAGCAACAAGAAAGACGTGCCAGCACTAAACCTCTCACAAGACCTTTGGCTTTATAAGCTCATCCATGATGCGCTCATAGACAGTGATGATTTATTAGGGGCTTGTGCTGAAGATGCTGGCGAAGATAAGAGGGACTACTAACCATGTCTAAGATGAAAGACTATTATGAATTTTTGCAAATGTTGTATCGACTCGATACTGACGCCTTGCGCGTCATGCTGGAATACGAGTGCGATGACTTTAGACGCCAGTTGATCGAAGGCGAGATAGGGGCGCGGTCGTGATCGAATATCCAAAAATAATTGACGATCCCGTGAAAAGATCATTCTTTGACGCTGGGTGGTATGCCGCCATTGACGCGGCGCTAAAAGAAACCGAATCGCTAACCGGCGATAAAGGAACGGCGAGCAGCGGACTGTCGCGCACCTTCAGAACAATGGCGAAGTTAAGAAAACTAAGGGAATATCCAAATGACAATAGAACCGCAAAGACATCTTAAAGACCCAGCAGCACTAACGCCCTATGAGCAGCGCATCTGGGATATGCGCCAGCAAGGGCTGACAAACCAGCAAATAGGCGAAGCAATGAACCAACTACCGGGCAGCATTGCGTCGCGTATCAAAGTCATAAAAGAGAAAGTGGAACTCCAAGATGCGCTCCGCATGGTGGGATAAAGACACAGAGAGGGAAGGCGACGTGTTTGTAAGAGAGATCATTGCTGAAGTGGCGGATGAATTTCTAATCTTCCCGTCAGACATCGTCGCCCACAAGAACAAGCCCAAATATACAATCGCTCGCCATAAAGCTATGTGGCGAGCTAGGCATGAGACACACTCAAGCTATCTGAAACTAGCGCGCATATTCAAGCGCGACCATTCCACGATCATCTATGGCGTTAAATGTTGGGAGGCGAGACTAAATGGCACACAATACAAAAGAACAAAGCGCTCTAGCGGTGCTGATAACAGTAATAGTCGAAGTTCTACTGGGGCTTAAATGATGTATACATACCAACTCATAGATCCGGCCCTGCTATACGACGGGCTTGGGATCTGCTATTAAAGGGGACGTGTTGACCTCCCCTAGACTTGGCCCTGCGCCTCACGGCGTGGGGTTTCTTTTTAACGTATTTATACTTACGGGCCGTAATAGTTGCGCGGCCTAAAGTAATTAACTGGCCCCATGCGAGACTTGCCGAACAAATATTCGTCTGTTTCATCGTAAGGATAGCCGGGAGATGGCGGGATCTGCGCCTGTGATAGATCGCCATAGAACGGCTGCGCTTGATAGTGTATAGGAGGCGGCTGCATATAGTCATTATAACCCGCCATAATGTTAGCGAGGTTATTCGTCATACGGTCGCGCATATATTCATAAGCGGTGGGATCGTTGTATAATGTGCTCTTAAGCCGCGCTAATGAGTTTCTAATGCGCGGGCTAAGTTGCCGCTGCGATAGCGGAACCGCGGGAGCGTTAGGATCCGCTTCGATTAAACCCATTAGGTCAGCCATGACAAACACCGAATACGAAAGGCGGCTAAAAGCCCTTCAGCAGGAAGTTAGCGGCGCTTATCTTAAAGGATATGAGGAAGCTAGGCAACGCTCACAATGGACGATCACCGCCGCCGTGGACGAAAGCAACCGCCTTCGCTTGGCGCTCGAAGAGGCGCTGGCCGAGGTTGACGAAACAACAAAAATAAAAATTCTTGCAGTAATGCAAAGGCGAACATGAGCTAACCCTCCATAAGGGTCAGACCATGATCACACCGTTTCTCATAAATGTCAACGGCATAGCCCTTCCTTGCAGGTGTGATAGACGATCTTCGTCAACTCACATCCACTTAGGCTTAGACTTATCAATATGCACAACATTGTTATCTTCAGTCTTGACATCTGTCTTCACCGTATTTTCGAGCATGTTACGCAATTGAGATTTATTATACTTAATCAACATCTCAGGCGCGCAGAACATGTGTTTCTTGGTCTGATGCTCTTTTGTGCCAACAGAACCACAGTCAATCCATTTGGCCTCTTTGAGCGCCTGAAATAGCGCCGCTGGCGGGA